GCCGGATGGGTTTGAACCAACAAATTGTAATAGGTCACCATTAAAAGCAATAGTAGGATAACAAATGTCAGTAGCAATACCACGCATGATCTCAAGATCTTCATCAGAATATCCGCACGCAGCGGCCAATGTGATCAAAACCTTGAAAGATGCCATCGTAATTTGAGCAGGCATACGCAAGTCATACTTGCTATAATCTCCTGCCAAAATACGGTCTTTGCCATATTTTGCAATGTGAGCTTGAAATTCTTCCCAGTCTGGGCCCATACAATTAAGGCCCACAGCACACTCAGAGAGATCTGGGAATAAAGACAAAAATCTCGCAATAGGAAGAAAATATTTCCTAACTGCAAGTTGCAAAACCATGGGTGCTGCTTGGAAGACACGCACCTTATCCTTATCAACTGGTGTAGGCTCATCTTTTAAACAAGCTTTGAAGATAGGATGGTAACGTTCTCCCTTTTTCCACGCTGATACAGCAACAGCGAATTCATCCCAAAATAGGGAATCAAGTTCTGCTGGAGACGCAAACCCTTCATAGTCTTTTGGGTCCAGAAGCGTCAAATAGTTTGACTTGGGACCAGACAAGGGATGTCCAACAGAGGTGTTAGGCGGCATTTTGTCAATAAACTTACGTCCATCAATACCACAGATTGTTTGCATTTTGGTCAACGGTGTGATCTCTGCCTTAAGAGAAGGGCGATCAGTCAACAATTGATGCAGGGGTTTCAAGTAATCATTCACGGCTTGATCCATCAAAGATGGTTCAATACCACGAGAGGGTTGACTTGAGTACTTTAGGGATTCCAACCAAGGATTGCCTTTTCCGAACTTAGGTTTGCCCCATTTCTGAGCTACACCGCACACAGCAGTTACAGCAGAAGAAATGAGGGAAGGAACGACTTTAGAATAGTACGTTGCTCGTCCACTACAGGTTCCATACACCTCCATGTTAGGAGTTGTCTCACCAATTTCCAGTTTATTTACTGGGCTCTTGTAATGCACGGATTGTTCATCAAGGATACGCTTTCCGAATAACGTTTCAGGAATTGTGCCAGTACTATGCGCAAGTAATACACTAGGTCGTTCACTCAGAACTTCCAAAGCATACTCAATGTCAGACTGGGCAATGCACGGAGCAAAGCCACTCTTTCCACTGATACCAGCAACATGGCAACCAACAATCATAGGAGCAATCTTTTGAGCTACAACAGGTGCCCCGCACATACCAGCAAAACTTTCTATTTGATAAGAATGTCCCGCGGCATAGCAAGAAACAAGTTGATTGAGGTCTGCATATTTAGCG